TGACCTGGTCCCGCAACTAAATCACAAAGGTTACCCGTATTATTTTTTGGTTTACAATCAGATGTGAAAAATAAACCTGAAACACTATTAAATGGAGCAAAAGACGCACCTACCGAATCATCGTCGGTTGTTGACATAATTGACCCCATGAAGATTGAAGATGGTTGTATCTTAATATTCGCTAATTTGGTAAGGTCAAAATCAACTCTTGTGATCCCAATCTGACATTGATCCTCATCACCCCATAACGGTCTTACATCCACATTAAAATTCAAATTTTGGATCTGTGGGAGTTCATCTAAGTTTGTTGATGATTTAAACTGTGACCCATTAACTTGTTCTGCTGTTGCAACTCCTTGAATGATTAAGTCTTGTGGGTTTAATGAAAAACATCCAATATCAGATAAATCAACATCCATTACTAATGTCTGATCACCAGTCGGAACACCAAAAATCATGAAGTCACCACTCTCATTTGTCTTAACCGTAAAACGATAATATTTATCGTACACTTCAATCCAAGATTGATTTAACAATACGTCCTCTCTTGTTGGGAACGTTCCTGTATTACTATGTTTAGAGTAAGAGGGTGCTGAAGGTAATAGATTATATCGATATCCTTCTAAATTTCTATCTGAAAGATTTTTGTATGGGTATAGTTCACTAATTATAGGATTAAGCTCATCCCCTTCTTCTAAAGGTAAGAATACCGATACACGAGCGTTTGGTACACCAAACCCACCGTTAACCAATACTCTACCTACAACGACACCGTAGTCAGAACAAAAACGAGTGTAGAGGTCCGCTGTTTGAATTTTTAATGATAGTATTTCTAAAAATTCAAAATCCTGATCTAAGTTTACATTGATATACTTGTCAACCCCGACTTGTGTTCTTATTCTATATGAATTGGGCATTCTGTTTTCCTTTTTTGATAAATAGTTTATTTCCTATTTTCAAAAAATAGTTGTGTATTCAAAAAAATAAATCACTATGAAAAACTAACTGTTTTTAAGTTCAAGACTCTAACTAAAATATCTTTACTAGGAAACTTAATTTGGTAGATTTGAGATGGTTCTGCGAAGATCGTATCCGCAACCAATTCAATTTGTTTAGTTACCACATTTGAGTAAGGTTGTGATGTTTGGAAAGATGAGTATTGACCCCCAACTTTATTAAAAAATCTCATATCGGAAATACTAATCACCCCATTCTCAGCTTGTATTAATCTTCTTAACTCGGAAACAACAACATTTTGACCAAGTTGTCTATCGAGTGGACTAAAATAAGTCGTAATAATATCAATTACTTTTCCAATTACAGCTCCTGAGTTTTGAGTGGCATCTAATACAATATCACATTCAACACCTAAATCAATTGGTTGAGCACTTTCAATAGAAATATAATCATTAATCATTCTATAGTTTGATAGATAGTTTGCAACATTTTGTTTCAATGTGTCAGAAATAACGTCAGTTAAATTACCACTGATATCGTATGATAACATTTTGATTTTAATTTTATTATTCTCTTCTGTGATTGCAACTTTTGCTGGTGCCCCATAAATGGAAGGCATTGTTTTAATAATTGATTCGTAGTCGTTAATTGTAACTGCTCTATTCTGTGACGCAAAGTTAAAAGTAACCATTTGTCTAACATCTTCTGTTGTTGGTATGTTTGCCCCACCGATAGCAGCGGTAACGTTATTACATCTCAAACTGTTGATAACACTTCTGTTAGCGCCCGCCGATGGACCATTAACCGCAAATGACACAGTACCAATTTGATTGATTGTGTTAATACCTAAATTACTTGCTTGACCTCCACCAACTCTATATTGAATGAATAATGTACTATTTGGTCTAAGAGCACTGCCTAATGCTAAATTATTAGTGTATCGACCTAAATCAAATCCTTTACCATCTAACGTAAATTCTCTTAATTGTTCTTCAGCCGAGACATTACCTCCACCAAAAGTTAATTTACAGAAACCTTCAGGTGTGTATTCACTAATGAATTTTTGACTTGTTGTAATGTATCTACCAACTTTAATACCTGGTTGATCAGATGGTTTAGTTGGGTCTTCAACAAATACTCTATCTTCAACAAGAGCTTTTACCTCATACCATCTATCAGGTCCCAATGTAATAAAATCAGGAGCCGGTGGAACTGTAGAGTATTGTGTTCCGTCTTTTAATAACACACTTGTAATACCTAACACATTTTTTTCAGGTAAAAATAATTCAAAATAAGGTCTTACATCATTTGGGGTAATCACTCTTTTGAATACTTTAGTAACTCCATTAACAACGATTTCTCTTTTTGTGATTGTATAGTTTAATAATTTACCGTTAGAGTCGAAGTTAGGAATTTTAATTCTATTAGGTGTTCCTTCAGCATTTAACGCTGACGCAAAATCAATATCGAATACATTCTCAAAAGGTTGTCCCGCACCATTTACAATTGACCCTCTTCTTAAGATACCACAATATCTTAAATCTTCAGCGTCTCCAAAAGCTGGTACTGTGATAGAGAAATCAACCAAAGCCACTGATGGTCTTTGACCTGGTATCTTTAAACCATAGGTTCTTGCAATATTAAATACGGAAGATCTTTGTTGTGCAAACTGAAGTACAGTTTCCTGAATACTTCTATCAATATGAAATTGTAAGTTGTCAGTTACGGCAGCGTTTAGGTCTAAGAATACCGAAAATACACCAGCATCATTAAAGTTCTGAACAAGATCAGGATAGTATGTTCTTGTAAAGTTAATTAGTTCCGCTCTAATCGCTTGGAAATCACGGACCGTATAAGATATTCTTTTTTCTGCCATATACTATTAAATATTGATAATTATGAAATCACTTGTGTTGAATGCGGAATCAGTTATTTGGTAGTCAATTTTAATTTTTGCAGTATGTTCTAATTGTGCAATATTGGTGACCCTATATTCTCTTTGATCAAATTCATTGACGTAGGTACCTTTATCTTCAAGTCCCATAGACGCATCCTCTATTGTTATATTTGTTAATAAAAGATTAGGCATGTATTGAGCAACAACCGCTCTGATTTCAGCTTCTATATCAGAAAACGTAGGTCCATCTAAAGGTTCAAAGATAAATTCGTATAATCTTGTACCAAAATCAGGTAAAAAATATCTTGTACCTTTTCTTGTTAAAAGAAGATTGGCTAAACTATTTCTAATTTCTTGTTCTGGCGTATCAGATAAATCCAAATATCTACCATTAAATGAATCCCTGAAAGGAAATGTTATACCGTATGTGATTCCATTTGACATATAGTATAAATATAGTGTCGTGATTATTTCTAATAAATAGATATAAAATAAAAATCCCGACAATGTGTCGGGATTAGTGTCGCGATTAGGATGAACAACCAAAACATTCAAAGTCAGAATTTTCAGGTTTTTGTGGTAAGTTCACGTATTCAACCTGTGGAACTTCTGTTTTTGGTTTGGATTCTCTTTTGGAGGTATCAATTGCTAAATGTTTCGCTCCTGTTGAAATTGCCTTTGTTCTAACATAATAACAAAGGGTTTTCAAACCTTTCTCCCAAGAGTGGAAGTGTGATGAGGTAATCTTGGATAATGTCGGGTTAGACATGTAGATATTCATTGATTGTGATTGATCGATGAATGGTGCTCTGTCCGCCGCCATATCAATTAACTCTCTTTGAGAAATTTCCCAAATGGTTCTGTATTTAGGTATTAGGTGTTCAATTCGTTTAACTTTTTTATTGTAATTCTTATCCTCAGGATCTAAATAATTATTAAAGTTGATATTTTGAATTGATCCTTCATTTAAAATGATTTCATTTTTCAAGTCTTCAGACCAAATACCAATCTTTTCAAAATCATTGATTAGATACTTGTTAACAATCATGATCTCTCCACCCACAACTCGTCTGTTAAAGATTGCTGAGTGAGCAGGTTCTGTCATCTCATAAGATCCTGTAATTTTTGCTGAAGACGCTACTGGCATTTGTGCTGTGAATAATGAGTTACAAACACCATAAGTTTTAACACTTTCTTTCAATTTGTTCCAATCCCACATTCCTGAAAGTTGTGTTTCATCAACACCCCACATATCAAATTGGAATACCCCTTGTGACATTGGTGATCCTTCAAAGTGTGAATACGCATCGTACTTACCATTCATACATAACTGATTACTTTCGTAAATCGCTGCATAATAGATGGTTTCAAAGATATCTCTATTTAATTTCTTAGCCTCTTCAGATGTGAAAATATAATCCATTAAATAGAATACATCCGCTAATCCTTGTGTCCCAATAGCAATCGCTCTTTGCGCCAATCCACCTTTTCTACCTTTCTCAGTTGAGTAGTTGTTAACATCAATAACTTTATTAAGTGATTTAACAACTTTTCTAACTTCTGTAAATAATAACTCAAAATTAAACTTACCTGATTGAATAAAGTTCTTAAGTACCATTGAAGATAGAGTACAAATTGCTGTTGTTTCCTCATCAGTATATTGGTATATCTCATTACAAAGATTTGATTGTTTAATCACGCCGATGTTCTGATGGTTTGTTTTTCTGTTAGCACTATCTTTAGAACAAAGATAAGGAATACCAGTCTCAACTTGTGATTCAATAACTTTAGTCCAAATGTCTTGTGCCTTAACCTTTTTACCAAGACCCATAGAAACCGCTTTTGCATAAACCTCTTCGTATTCATCACCAAAACATTCTTGTAATGGTTTCAATCCTGACTTTTTAATATCGTTAGGACAGAACAAATACCATTCACTATTGTTTTTAACCGCTCTCATGAAATTATCAGGAATCCAAAGTGCCGTGAACAAATCACGAGCTCTTAATTCTTCCGCACCTGTGTTCTTTTTAATATCTAATAAATCAAAGATATCTTTGTGCCAAGGTTCAAGATAGATCGCCGCTGAACCAGGTCTACGTCCTTGTTGGTTGAAGAAACGTAAAGATTCATTAACAATTTTAAGATATTTTAATAAACCTCCGGCGTATCCACCTGATGTTGAGATACGACTTTCTTTACTTCGGATGTTTGATAATGATAATCCAATACCAGCAGCGTCTGATGAGAATGTAGAAATGTCATTTAATGTATGTAATAATCCTTCACGAGAGTCGGAGTTATTGTAGTGAAGAACACATGAAGCAAGTTGTGGAACTTTTGTTCCTGCGTTGATCATGATAGGTGTTGCCTTTGAAATCAACTGATTTGATAATGATTTGTAATACTCAAATGCATCCGCCATGTTGGTAGTGACCCAAAGAGCAACTCTCATATACATATGTTGTGGTCTTTCGATTACTTGACCATTAGGTCTCTTAAGAAGATACATTTCTTGTAATGATCTCCAAGCAAAGTAGTCAAAGTTGTAATCATTATCGTGGTTAATTACCTCATCAATAGTATCTTCACCATATTCTTTAATAGTATCAATTAACGTTTTGTTTACCACACCGTCCTCATACAATCTCATCATTGTTTGTGAAAAACTTTCATTTGTTTCCTTGTGATAGGAAGAAATAGCAACTGAAGATGCCAATCTTGAGTAGTCGTGGTGACTACCAGTGTATGAAGCGGCAATCTCATAGATAAGTTTATCTAATTCTTTTGTTGTAACTTCACCTTCAGTTGGAACCGAAGTAATTACCTTGATGAATATTTCGTCTGAGTTTACGTTCAAACCTTTTGATGATCGTTTTACACGATTGTAAATCTTTTGTGGGTTAAATGATACTACCTCTTCCCCTCTTTTAATTATTTTTAATGACATATCCTAATTTAAAAATCCTCTGTAAATGTTATAGTTTCGTTTAATTTCGCTTTTTGGTATTCCATCGTTCTTGACTCAAAGAAGTTACCTTTAGTTTCAACAGCAATTTGTTCCATGAACTTGAATGGTTGTTCGACATTGAATTCTTTACTACATCCCAATTTAAGTAATAGTCCGTCAACAACAAACTCAAGATATTGTTTCATTAAGTTTGAGTTCATACCTATCAATGATACTGGTAATGATTCAGTAATAAATTCTTTTTCGATCTCAAGTGCAGATAACAAGATCTCTTTGATTCTTTTTTCTGATGGTTTTTCTTCCAAATGGTTATTTACCAAATGAATTGCAAAATCACAATGAAGGTTTTCGTCTTTGAAGATCAGTGAGTTTGCGTTACACAAACCTTGCATAATCCCTCTTGACTTCATCCAAAAAATAGAACAGAAAGAACCTGAAAAGAAAATACCTTCAACTGCCGCAAATGCTACTAATCTTTCCGCAAAGGATGAGTTATCAATCCATTCCAAAGCCCATTTTGCTTTTTTCTGAACTGCGGGTAATCTATCAATCGCATTAAAACATTCGTCTTTCTCTTTTGGATTACTGATGTATGTATCAATTAACAATGAATACATAAGTGAGTGTATATTTTCCATCGCCAATTGCATTCCATAGAAAAACTTCGCCTCAGGATATTGTACCTCACGGTAGAAATTTTCCGCCAAATTCTCATTAACAATACCATCAGAAGCCGCGAAGAATGATAATACATTTTTAACAAAGTACTTTTCATTTTCGGTCAATGATTCCCAATCTCTAATGTCATTTGTTAAATCTACTTCCTCTGCCGTCCAAAATGCTGCTTGGTGTTGTTTGTAAAACTCCCATATATCATTGTGTTCAATAGGGAAGATGACGAAC